CAAATTAGATTTTGCTACATTTTAGCGATAATCTTTATCTTAAACTTTATATTTAGATCATAATGACAAAAGTTGAAAAATTTAACCAGTGGATGCAAAAAATAGGAAATATTTATTTTGCCGACAACGAACAAATGACTAACGCTTATACTCGAATTTATGAATAGTTACGACGCTTGGAAAGAAGGTCGCTTTAATAGCGAATCTCCAATTAACCAAATAGAAGTTGAAACATCGCCATTATGGGCAAATTTAACAGAAGCCTATGAAAGTGGACATACAGAAGTATTTACCAATTTGCAATCTGAAATAATAAATGAATTAGATATAATATACCAAGTATTGAAAGCAAGTGATCACGGTTTAAAAAATAGATTATTAAGTTTAATTGATAAAGTAAAATAAGATGGGAGCAAATTCAGAAACTTTTTTGGAATTAAGAGCGCAAGACTTCGTAACAATGTACGATGCAAGTTTCACAAAAAAAGAAGCGCAAAAAGTAGGTTTAAAACTTGTTACCGATTTACTGGATAACGGCAATGTTGACAAAATGGAATTTATTGCTAATTTAGCACGTTTAAGCGAGGTTGTAACAACTGCAATGACAGAAGCAAGAAAACATATTACCGAAGAAAAACAAACTGTTATGGGTGTTGAGTTTACACCAGTAAACGGAGGTAATACAATTAACTATTTAGAAGATCCAATTTACCAAGAATTGAAAGCGGATTTGGATCATAGAGCCGAATTACTAAAATTAGCGCAAAAATCAACCGTTATTGATGCTTATGGTAATGATGTACCAAGAGTAAGCACAACACCTCGCAAATCGAGTATAACAATTAAATTTTAATACTATGAAGAATATCGCATCCGCATTAGTAAAGGCACAATTAGAAATGATAACACCAAAAAAAGGAAGTGTTAATCCATTCTTTAAGAATAAGTACGCAGATTTAAACGATGTTTTGGCTGCAGTAGTTCCTGCTTTAAACAATAACGGTATTGTATTATTACAACCATTAGTTAATATAGAGGGTAAAAACTTTGTAAAGACTGTTTTAATGCACGAATCAGGCGAAGTGTTTGAATCTTTAGCCGAAATATTTTGTAAAAATACAAATGATGCACAAGCCTACGGAAGTGGAGTTACTTACGCTCGTAGATATTCTTTGAGTTCTATTGTAGGTATCGGTTCAGAAGATGACGATGCACAAAAAGCGGTACAATCGAAACCAATGGCAACGGCTGAAGTATTAGCCAAAGCAAAAGCATCAGGCGCAACAATGGCACAAATTAAAACTAAATACAGCGTAACAGCTGAAATGGAAAAGAATTATTAATTAATAACTAAATAAATAAATAAAAATGGCTTTAGAAGTAACAGGAATTATCGAAAACATTTTACCATTAGAAAAAGGACAAACTAAAGACGGTAAACAATGGCAAAAACAAAGTTTTTTATTGAAAACAGATGAGCAGTATAACAATCTTTATTGCTTTGAAATTTTCGGAGATGAAAAAGTAGAAAACTTTATTAAATTTAACAAAGTAGGGCAATCGGTTAAAGTAGATTTTAATGTAAGTTGCAACGAGTGGAACGGTAAATACTTTACTAAATTATCAGCTTGGAAAATCTTTAAAGCTGATTCAAAAGAAGAAGAAGTTTCACAAGAAGAAATTGAAAGCGATCTTCCATTTTAATATTAATAAAATCCCCCTATTAATTTAGGGGGTTATAAAACAAAAAACAAAATGAGCAAAAATAAGAATAAAAATATGCATAAGTTTTATTGCTTAATGCAATTAGTCCTGGAGAATTTAGATGATTTAAAAGTAACTGCACCGAGAATGATTCAATTAAAAAATGATATTACCGAAATGTGCGAACTTTTAAATAATGAGGTTGCCGATACTTACACAATCCAAAAAAGCACCTACTTTCAAGAGATGACTAAAAAAATAGATACTATCTTAAGAATTAACTTTAACGAGAATATGTAATGGAAGCACCTAAACATTATGATAACAGCAAAGGCACACTTTATAAAGTTGCACAGGAACGAAATTGGAATCCTTATTTATTTGATATTGTAAAACGCCTTGAGCGTTCAGAAAAAAAAGGAGAGTTTGAAAGTGATTTAAAAAAATCAATATTAGTAATCGAATTATGGTTAAAAGAATATGAAGAAAATAGATAGAATAAAAAAGGTATTACAATACTATTACGATAGAGGGCATAACTCAGAAAGAATTAATAAAATTTATCATAAAATATTAAAAGAAAATGAAAAAAAATAAAATAGCCGACTTATTAGAATGGATAGACACAGAACCATATTTGGTAAAAGTTAAAAACGGTTTTTACTATCATAATCAATTTTTTACAAACAAAGAAATAATTAAATTATATGCTAAACGAGGTTAGAGAATTCCAGACAATAGGTAAACAAATTGTAAACGATTTACCAACAATTAATAGTTTTAAAGATTGTGAATTACGTTATAAGTTAATGAAAGATGAAAACCTTGAGTATTTAGGAGCGTGTTATAACGAGGACAAAGTAGAAATATTAGACGCTTTAGTAGACAAAGCTTACGTTTTATTTGGCACTATCAATTTTCACGGAATGCAGGATATATTTTCGGAAGCATTTAGGAGAGTTCATTTAAACAATATGAGTAAGTTTCCAAATGGGGAAGTATTATTAGATCCTGATGGAAAGATATTGAAACCTGAAGGATTTGTACCAGTAGATTTAACTGATTTAATTTAGTATATTTATGCGCTTTTAATCGGGCGCATTTTTTTTAATCAAATAACCAAAACAAAATGAGTATTTTTTCAAAGTATAATGATGAAATTTTAGAATTATTACAAAAAGGTTTAAGCAATAGAGAAATAGCACGTCAAATTTCTCCTGATAAAATTTCTGGAATCAGAAAGCATATCGCCAAACTAAAAGACAATACAGGTATTTTAAACGCTTGTAATAGCGTAGGGGTTGATCCGAAAACAGTTCCGATGTTATGGCTAAAAAATAAAAATGAAAGTGTAAGAGTTACCAATCCGTTATTCGAGAAAGTAGAAGAAAAACAATTTCAAGACCTTACGAAAACTTTAATAAAAGATTTACAAGAATACGCTCCTAATTTTGTAAAGTTAGAACGAATCGAAAATAAAGACTCTTATTTACTTGTTTTAGATCCTGCCGATCTTCATATTGGTAAGCTATCAAAACATTTTGAAACTGGCGAAGATTATAATAACCAAATCGCAGTACATAGAGCATTAGCAGGAGTAAAAGGTATATTACAAAAAGTTAGTTCTTTCAATATTGATAAAATACTATTTATTGGCGGTAATGATATATTACACATTGACAATCCAAAAAGAACAACTACAAGCGGCACACCACAAGACACAGACGGAATGTGGTTCGAAAACTTTATTATAGCTAAAAATTTATACATTGATATTTTAGAAATACTTTTACCTATTGCAGACGTTCATTTTTGCTTTAATCCATCAAACCACGATTATACTAACGGCTTCTTTTTAGCGCAAGTAATCGAAACTTATTTTAAAAACTGTCAAAACATTACATTTGACACTTCAATAGCGCATCGCAAAGGTTTTAGATATTATAATAACTTAATCGGAACTACTCACGGTGACGGAGCGAAACAGGAACTACTGCCTTTATTAATGGCTCAAGAGTTCCCAATGGAATGGAGTCAAACTAAACATAGATACGTTTACACGCATCACGTTCATCACAAAACAAGCAAGGATTACATAGGAATAACGGTTGAATCTTTAAGAAGTCCATCGAGTGCTGATAGTTGGCATAGTAGAAACGGCTATCAACATTCGCCAAAAGCTGTAGAGGGTTTTTTACACTGCAAAAATAATGGTCAAATCGCCAGAATTACGCATATTTTTTAGTACATTTACACGTTTTGTTTTAGCCGCTGAAGAAATTTAGCGGTTTTTTTATTTTATATCAAATTAATTTGTATATTTGTGCCATAGGAGTGGAAGCCTAATTAACAATATTATTAAATTCCCGCAATGAGAAAGCCTTCCACCTTTTGATTTGCGGGTTTTTTTATTAAATGAAAAAAACTTTAAGACCCTATCAACAAGAGTTGTTAGATGAAATCCTTAAAAAAATTCCAATTACTGAAAAACTTTGCGTACAGCTTTCAACTGGTGGCGGAAAAACAGTAATTTTTACGGAATTAGTAACGCAATTAAACGCTAAAACTTTAATACTTGTAGATAGTATTGATTTAGTAAATCAAACTATTGATACTTTTAAAAAGCAAGGCTCAGACATCGGATCTATTTTAGCAGGAGCAAAAAAAATACCTGATAATAAAATATTAGTAGGTATGATTAAATCCGTTTACAATAGACGTGAAAAATTACCTAAATTTGATTATTGCATTATTGATGAGTGCCATAATTGGGAATTTAATAAATTATTTACTTACCTAACTGATTGCAAAATTATTGGATTTACTGCCACTCCTGCACGTTTAAAAAGGTACTCTATTGACGAAAACATAAGCGCGCAAGAAACAATGAGCGATATATATGATGATATTGTATGCGGTAAGCCAATTGAATGGTTAATGCAAAATAATTATTTAGTTCCTGAAAAAACAGAATACATTGAATTTGATAGCACACCTTTAAAAACTGATGCAAGTGGTGAATTTACGGCTGCAAGTTTAAAAGAAGTATTTCAACATCCTGATTATAAAAAAGCGCTTCGCAAAACATACGACAAACTTTGTGAAGGTAAAAAAACAATGATATTTACTTCGGCAACAGAAACAAATGCTATTTATGCAGAGTTATTTAAAGATAAAAATATTAAAACTTATGACAGCGTAAATAACACACCAAATGAAAGAGATAGTATTATTGAATGGTTTAAAAATGAAAGAGATGCTATTTTAATAAATACTGGATGTTTTACAAAAGGTTTTGATGTATGTGATGTAGAATGTATTATTATGGCGCGCGCTACAAAATCATTATCTTTGTGGGTTCAGATTGCAGGTCGAGGAGCAAGACCAACGAATAAAATAGAAAAACCTTTTTTCCTTTTAATAGATGGCGGAAATAATAATAAAGAACACCAAGCATTTAGTTTTAATCGAGATTGGAAAAAAATATTTTCAGATAAGAAAATAAAAGATAAACTTTTAGATATTACAGAATGTGAGGAATGCGGATTTACTTATGAGATAAAAGAAACTTGTTGCCCTAATTGCGGACACGTTCCTGAAGTTATAGAAGTAGAAGAAGATATTACTAAAGAACAAAAACTATTTGAAATTCAAGGTAAAAAAAATAATACAATACCGCCAACTTTAGATTTGATTTATTTTATTAATAAAGGTTCAACAAAATATGAAACTTTAAAAGTATTGCGAGAAAAATGGATTACTTTTTTATCTAAAATAGAAAAAATTGAATTTCATTTGCATAATCCAAATATTCAATTAAATCAAAGATTTAGAAAATATTTATTTCCAGCATATTCAAAGGTAATTACATCAATGCTAAAAGATAGCAAACACGTTAAATACGAAACTTTAAAAACAAAAATAATATATGATACAATTCAGCAGCTACAAAACGGTAAAAGACACGAATAAAATAGACATTGATTTAAAAGATTATATTGATGCAATTAAAAATGGAAGATTTCAGGATGTTATTTTAAGCGCGCGATCAGTTAAATCTGATAAACAAAAGTATAATGAGTTTAAAAGTTTAACTCCTTGCATTACTGGTTCAGCAATAATGAATCAAGGATCAAAAGTTGAAAGCAATATAAAAGAGTTAAACGGATTGATAGTTTTAGATATTGATGAGAATGTTGATATTGAAACAATAACAAAAATAAACAATGATAAATATACTTTTATTTCGCATCGTTCTTTTGGTGGCGATGGAGTTTGTGTTTTTGTGAAAATAAATACTAATAAATTTTTAGAATCATTTAACGATTTGGGTCAATACTATTGGGATAATTTTAATTTAACTATTGATCCAAGTTGTAAGAATAAAAATCGATTAAGATATTATTCTTACGATCCTTATTTATTTTACAATGAAAATGCTAAAAAGTTTATTGCAAAATCTAAAATTGATAAACCAAAAGAAAAGGAAAAATTCATTTTTGTAAAAGATGATTTTACAGCAGTTTTAGATAAACTTTCAAACATTGACCTTTGTCAAGATGATTACTCAAGATATGTTCAAATAGGTTTTGCCATTGGTTCTGAATTTGGCGCGGCAGGATTAGATTATTTTAAAGCAATTTGTCAAAACGGTTCTAAATATGATGCAAAGAATATTGAAAAACACTACAAGCAATTTTGCAAAACTGGTAATATTACTATAGCTACTTTTTACCATTTTGTAAAACAAGAAGGAATTGAAATTTATTCTGATAAAACAAAAAAAACAATCACAACCGTAGCTGCACAAAAAGCGCAAGGAACTCCAACAGTAGAAAGCGTCAAAAAACATATTATCGAAGTTTTAAAAATTGATAATCCAGATGAAAATCTAATTAAAGAATTAATTGAATCTAAATTTGATTATTCAGCAGGAATAGAAAATGAAGAAAGCGAAGTAAATCAGCTGAAAAACTTTATTATTGAAAATTTTAATCCTGTTAGAGATTCAATAACAAATGAAATATTTTTAAACGGAATACTACTCGATGATATTAAATTAAATACCATTTATTTTGCTGCTAAAAATTGTTTAACTTTTAATGTAAACAAGTCAGATGTTAGGGATATGATTAACTCTGAAGCCACACCAACTTTTAATCCTTTAAATGAATTTTTTAAAATTAAAGAATTTGAAAATGGAATAATTGATAAATACATTGATTGCATCCAACCAAATAACGAATACAATAGATGGGCGTTTAAAAAATGGATAGTTGGTTGCGTTCATAATTGGTGTAGTCCATTACAAGAAACAAAGGTATCCCCTCTCACTTTGGTATTATGTGGAATCCAACAAGGTACTGGAAAAACTTCTTTCTTTAGAAACTTACTACCAAAAGAACTACAAAAATACCTGATTGAGCATAAAATAGACAGCAAGGATAAAGATTCTATTTATAATTTAGTAAAAGGATTAATTGTTTTAGATGATGAGTTTGGTGGATTAGCCACAAAAGATGTAAAAGATTTTAAAAAGATAGCCGATGCAAACCAAATTGATATAAGATTACCTTATTCAGCTTTTTATTCAAAAATGAAACGTAAGGCTTCATTATGCGGAACAAGTAATGATATATCAGTTTTAAAAGATGTTACTGGAAATAGGCGTATTTTGCCATTAAACGTAACATCTATTGATTATAATAAAATGATTTTATTAGATACAGATAGTTTATGGCGTGAAGCATTCAAATTATGGCGCGAAAATTATGACTGGAAGATATACACGAGCGATGATATTGATTATTTAGCAAAAAATACAAATTCTAATATTGAAGTGATGCCTGTAGAGGAATTATTCTTTAATAGGTTTTCAATTGAATGTAATGATGTATATACAGAAAGACGTATAATGAATCAGGGAGACATTTTAAATAGTTTAAATTTAAACACAGCTATCAACGTGAGCAAATACGATGTAAAAGATATTTTCGTGAAAAATAAGCTCGAATATAAATCATACAGGATTAATGGAGCGGTTAAAATGGGTATTGAATTATTTGTACAACCTGAATTCGATGATAAAATTAATGACGAAGTTCCTTTTTAAGTGTAATATGTAATGTTTTTGTAATATAAAAAATATTACACGCGAAACCGCACCACCATTGACTTAAAGCCATTTGTAATATTGTAATATAAAAATATCATAAACTTATAATAATATATAATAATTTATATAAATATACATAATAGTGTTTTTTTTATACAGAATCTATATAAGTTTTAAAAAAAAATATTACATATTACATCGGCTTAAAGTATTGAAAACAAATGAATTAAATGTAATAAAAAATATTACAAACTATGACAGAGGCACAAATACAACAACAAATCATCATTTGGTTCAGGAATAATTACCAAATAAAAGGCAAAGGATTGATATTTTCAGTGGCAAATGAATCAACCTATTCAAATAAGAAATTTAAGAACACAGGAACGATGGCTGGAGTATCTGATTTGATAGTAGTTTTAAATGGAAAAACTATTTTTGTAGAATTGAAAACCGAAATAGGTAAACAAAGCGAAGCACAATTAAAATTTCAAAAGAATATTGAAAACTTAAACCAAGAGTATTATTTAATTAGATCATTAGAACATTTTAAAAATGAAATTGAAAGAGAAAGTTGAATTATTTAAAAAGAACAATCCAGACAGATTAGAGCATACTTTTAAAAATGGCTTAAAATTCAAAGGTTTTGAAAAATATAGGCTTCATTATTGGATTGATAGCCTTTATAAAGATGCTGTAAATGAGTGGATTACAAAAAAAGAAAAAAATATTGCAAATTTTTTAGAAAAATGTATTGCGTAATATAAAACTATTACTATATTTGCTAAAGATAACAACAATAAAACAAAAATAAAATGAAAACAACAATGAAATACATTTATTACAGAGAGGTACAAGGATCTTCAAACAAATCATTTAATACAATTGAAGAAGTTCATAAGTATTGCAAAAGGAATCACGTAGAAAATTATGAAGTTAAACAAGTAATAAAATTATAATATGAAAACAGCAAAAGAAAAAGCTAAAGAATTAGTCGATAAGTATTGGAAAATCAATACAAAAAATGACTATTGGAGAGTGAGTTTGTCATTAGGTAGAACAATGGCTATAATAGCAGTAAATGAGGTTTTAGAAATGGTAGACGAAGAAAGCCTTTATTTTGATTATTGGTTGGAAGTGAAAGAAGAAATACAAAAATATTTATTATGACACTAAAAGAGATAAAAAATTTGTTTGGCGTAGACTTAACAATTAAGAATAGAAAACCGCATTTCGTATATTTACGAGGAGTCTATATGGATCAGGAGATTGCAAATGGTAGAAAGAATCTAAATATTTGTAAAGAGTTAAAATGTAATCACGCTACAGGATTCCACTATTTTCAAAGAAAGGAATTTTATAAAAACATAAAAGAATACAATGAGGTTAAAATCGCTTTTGATAATAAAGACGTGGCTTTGTTTAAAGATATAGATTTTAGATTGAATAATGTTAAGTACATTCATTATCGAGAACTTGAAAGAAAAAAACCTAAAAAAATAAACTTGGAAGAAATGCCTGAAGTAAGATGGCATTATTCAAGGATTATAGATGCACTACGTAAGGATAACAGGAATAAACTTTGGGATAAAGAGATGAAATTGTTCACAATTAATGATTATAAAATTTTAGAACGTTTGGAAAATGGCAAATAAGAAAATTAAAAAACCGATAACGCAAAGAGTATCGATTTATGAACAGGAATATAAATTGAAACAGGAAGCGAAAGAACTTTTAAAAAAGATAAAAGAAGATGCCAGATATATCAATGTGTCAAGGAACTAATTGCAATATAAAAGATAATTGTTATAGATTTAAAGCCGAACCGAGTAAGTTTATACAGTCGTGGTTTTGTGAAAGTCCTAATTTAGATCCTTATTATTGTGATTATTATTGGGAAATAACAAAACCAATACATAAATTTAATAATGGTCAAGGCGCTACACTATGCAATAAATGCAGTAAAATTATAAGCACAGGATTGACAAAAGATTTATATTGTTCAACTAAATGTAAAAATAATGAATAAGCCGTGTCCACCAAAAACAGAATGCTGGTGTGAAACGCATCCAAATCACAAAGATTGCGTTCCAGCTTTGCCGATTGAAAGTGTATTTTTTGGAATGCTTATAATAATATTAATAATAATAAAAACTTATAAAAAATGCGAATAGTATTTACAACAATTTTAATAGCTATAATGGGAATCGTAATGTTTCATTTAGGAATGAAAAGCCACAAACATTTGGATAAAACAATAGTATTAACTACTAAAGGAATTAAACCAAGCGAGGGCGATTTAATGAGAGTTCAATACGTTGTTAATGATTCTGTTTATTTGTGTATAATAGATTAAAAATAAAAAATTATGAAAATATTAAATTTATATGCTGGATTAGGCGGTAATAGAAAAGACTGGGGAGAAAGTCATCAAGTTACAGCGGTTGAAATGGAAAAAAAAATAGCGGATGTTTATAAAGCTAATTTTCCAAATGATACAGTAATAGTTGGTGACGCACATCAATATATGTTAGACCATTGCGATGAGTTTGATTTTATATGGAGTTCCCCGCCCTGTCAAACACATAGTAGAATGATGAAAGCAACAAGGCATAAAAAGAAAAGGTTTACAGACATGAGTTTATATCAGGAAATCATTTTTTTACAACATTTTTATAAAGGTAAATTTGTAGTCGAAAATGTAAAACCATTTTACGAACCATTAATTCAACCTACATCAAAACTTGGAAGGCATTATTTTTGGGCTAATTTTAACATAGACGAAAATTTTAAAATGCCAAACTTTAAAGGATTCATTACCGCAGGTACAACAGAAGAAGTAGAAAAGTTAAAAGAATGGATAGGTATTAAATACGAAGGAAATATTTATTACAAAAATAATCATTGTCCAGGTCAAGTATTAAGAAATTGCGTTCATCCATCAATGGGTTTGCACGTATTAAATTGTTTATAATGGTAGAATTTGCAACAGGAATAACAATAGGTTTTATGATGGGAATTTTTTTTTCGTTAGTAGCGTATATTTTAAAAAAAAATAAGTATATTTGACATTATGATTGAGAAATTAGCACAACATCACGAGGACTGGATAAAATACGCTATTAATGTATGCGGAAACCGTGACGATGCTAATGATCTCGTCCAAGATATGTACTTAAAATTATATGATTGCGATAAAGAAATAAACAAATCTTATGTTTATTGCGTGATCAAAAACATTTTTTTGGATAACTACAGAAAACAAAAGGTAAAAGATAAGACAGTTTTTTACCAGGAAACGGAAACAGAGCAGGAAGATTTTGATTACTTCGAAGCGTATGAGTTAGCAATTAAAGAACTACCAACATATAAGCAATTAATAGTTAAGTTTAGCACAAACGATGGAGTAAACCATTTTGAAAGAGAAAGTGGAATATCAAAAGCTACAATCATAAGAATTAGAAACGAATTTAAAAAAATATTATGGCAAAAAGTAAAGGACTTGGAGATGCTATAGCAAAAGTAACTGAAGCAGTCGGAATAAAGCCGTGCGAAAGTTGTAAGAAACGAAAAGATAAATTGAATAAGTTATTCCCATTTAAACAAGTTAACGCTTTAAATCGCTCTCAAATTAAGTTAGTAGCGATAGTAGAAAGTTTATCTGATATTGAATTGATAACAATTTATAATGATGCTTTTAATACTGCTATAGAAATTGAAACATTTACAGAGAATGTACGTAATGCAGTTATAAACGATTTGAAAAAATTATATGAAAATAAATAAAATATTATTAGGGTTATTTGCTGTTTTTTTAATAGGTTGTACCCCTGAAGAAATTAAACCAGCGCAAAAATGTGAGACTGTTATAGCTTATAGAGACGAGTTCTACCCTAATGGATTCTCAATACCAATTGCAGGACATACAGTTTATAAAAGAAGATTTTATACACTTAAAGATAATAAGACAGGAGAGACAAGAGAAGTCTTTAGTTTTTTTGAATTTGATGAGGTTGGGCACGTTTATTGTAATGATATAACAAATTAACTAATTAATTTATATTAATTATGGATAACAGAAAGAACAACGGAGGACATTCTACAGCAGGTAAAGCTGGCAGACCTTCCGTAAAGGATGAACTTAAAGGAGTTAATTTAGCAAGTCCACACGTTAAAGATTCATTTGAAACTATTGCAGCTATAATGAGAAATGAGAATGAAAATTCACGAGATAGAATTGCAGCAGCTAAATTGCTAATTGAGTACGGATGTGGCAAACCTAAAGAAACAGTAGAAACTACTCACAATATAAACGACTTTAATATTAAAGATGTGTTTAATATCAATAGGTAAAAAATATAATTTATTAGGTTCAGATAGTAGGTACTTTGTAGTTACTGGAGGCAGGGGTTCAGGGAAGTCATATTCTGTGAACTCCTTTCTTTTGTTGCTTACTTATGAAGTAGGACACGTTATATTATTTACACGTTATACTTTAACTTCGGCACACGTTTCCATTATTCCTGAATTTATAGATAAGATTGAAACAGCCAATTTAAGCGCTGATTTTTATATAACCAAAGACGAAATAGTAAACTTAAAGACAGGATCTAAAATCTTATTTAAAGGGATTAAAACGAGTAGTGGAACACAAACCGCAAACCTTAAATCTTTGGCAGGTATAACAACTTGGGTTTTAGATGAAGCTGAAGAACTTGTCGACGAAGATGTATTCGATAAAATTGATTTTTCGATAAGGGATAAGTCAAAACAGAATAGAGTTATTTTAGTACTTAACCCGACCACAAAAGAACATTTTATTTATAAGAAGTTTTTTGAGAGCAAAGGAATAGAACCAGCATCCAATTTGATAAACGGTAAGACAACTTACATTCATACGGATTATAAAGATAATATCGAATACCTTTCCGAATCTTTTATCGCTCAAATTGAAAACATAAGAGAAAATAATAAAGAAAAATATAAGCACGTTATTTTAGGCGGTTGGTTAGATAAAGCCGAGGGGGTTGTCTTTACGAATTGGCGTTTAGGTAAATTTGAGGAGGTTGCGCCATCTATTTACGGTCAGGATTTTGGTTTTAGTATTGATCCGACTACATTAATACAAACGTCAATAGATAAGACAAATAAGCGTATTTACGTAAAGGAATTAGTTTATAAATCTAAACTTACTACAAGTGAAATATTTGAATTAAATCAAAGATATTGCGCTAATTCTTTAATCATTGCCGATAGTGCAGAACCACGTTTAATTCACGAATTAAGGATTAGAGGGAACAATATAAAAGAAACTATTAAAGGACCAGGAAGCGTTACGGCGGGTTTGAGTTTAATGCAGGACTATGAATTAATAATTGATCCCGATAGTACAAACATAGTTAAGGAATTAAATAATTACACTTGGAGCGATAAGAAAAGCGATACTCCTATAGATGCATTTAACCATGCTATAGATGCGTTAAGATATGCCGTATATTTTCAACTACATAAATTATCAAAAGGACAAACCATTTTAGGTTAAATACGTTATATTAATATGAAGATTAAAATACCAACAAGTTTATCGGATATAAGACTGGAGCAATTTTTATTGTTTCAAAAAGTTATTAAAGAAAATCAAAGCGATTCTTTTGTTTCTTTAGCAATGGTCAGCATATTTTGCGATATATCAGTACCCGATGCGCAAAATATAGAATTGAAAGATTTTAACGAGATAGTATTACAAATTAGCGAAGTATTAAAGCAACAACCGAGATTTATACAGCGTTTTATTTATAACGGTAAAGAGTACGGATTTATTCCTAATTTAGACGATATTCCTGCTGGAGAATACATAGATTTAGAAACATATTTAAAGAGCGAAGAAACGTATTCAAAAGCGATGAATGTTTTATACAGACCTATTGCTAACAAAATGAAAAATTTGTATAATATAGAGGATTATAAAGGCGAACACACCGATTTTAATAAGCTAAATTTAGAGATTGTTTTAGGTTCTATGCTTTTTTTTTGGAATTTAAGCAACGAATTGTTGACATCTATGAAGGACTATTTGCAACAACCGAAAAACAAGATACTTTTGGAAACAGCTTTGGATCAAAATGGGGTTGGTATCAATCAATTTTTACAGTCGCTAACGGAAATATCTTCGATTTTGAAAGAGCGACTAAGTTACGACTACACGAATTTCTAATGTTTTTAGAGTTTAAAGTCGATTTAGCTAACGAAAGTAACAAACAAATTAAAAAGTATGAATAGTTTTTATAAAGTAATCAATTATTTAAAGACTCAATTAGAAAATGATATTGATGTTAATACCATAGTTCACGGAGAAGCACCTGAAAATAAAAAGGATCTTTTTCCTTTAGCGCATTTAATGGTAACTAACGGATCTTTCGGCCAGGGTACTTCTATATTTAATTTTACAGTTCAAGTTTTAGATATTCGTAATGTTTCAAAGAAAATGAGTACTGATAAGTTTCTAAAAAATGATAACGAACTTGATAATTTAAATACTTGTTTCGCTGTATTAAATCGTCTTATAATGGATTTGAAACTACAAAGAAATGATTTAGACATTGAACTTTTAAACGAGCCGAGTTTGTTACCAGTTATTTATGAGTTCAAAGATACTTTAGACGGTTGGACTGTGGATTTACAATTGTCAATTACAAACGACGTTACGGTATGTTAAATAAAGAAGAAACATTAAGTACGTTACAGGCTTTTAATAAATATGTTATTAAACAAGCACGAACGAACCTTACAAAGGGGAAAAAGAATGTTTCTAAAAGTCTTTATAACTCTATAAAATCTACTGAAAAAGTAAATCCTAATTCTATTGAGTCATTTATAGAAATGGAGCAATACGGTCAGTATTTAGACAAAGGGGTAAAGGGTAAATTTAGCGGACAGAGATCGCCTGATAGTCCTTTTAAGTTTGGTAGCGGTACAGGTAAACCCGGAGGATTAACAGAAGGAATTAGGGGTTGGGTTAAGGCAAGGCGTTTCCAATTTAAAGATAGAGAAACAGGTCGCTTTATGAGTTATGAACAAACCGCTCAATTAATTACACGCTCAATTTGGATGAAGGGAACTAAGCCAACGAGATTTTTTAGCAAGCCTTTTGAAGATGGTTTTAAAAAATTACCTGACGAATTAATAAAAGCATACGGATTAGACGTTGAATCATTTTTAAAATTTACATTAAATAAATAATGGCACAAAAAATAACTTTTACTTTCCCGACAAGTACTATTACAGGATATAATTCTCGAAATTTTAGATTAAAAAAAGACGGTGTAACATTATTTGAAAAGATAGTACATTTTGTGCCGACTGTTCAATACGGAGTTGACCCTTATATTCTAACTTTACCAAATCAGGACTCTCCTGCCAATAACGAAATTGTAAAGGGTGCAAGTATTAATAACTTTGCGAATAACTTTAAACTTTGGTTAGATTACCAATTAGCATTTGAAACTTATTTTTATAATAATTTTTATTACGAGGTTTCTGTAAGTGGCAATGTAGTGGAGTTAATTTGGGGTTCTAATAGTAGTACAGATACTTTTGAGTTTGTTAATTTTCCAGACCAAACAGCGCACACTTCAGCTTGGTTAACTTATACAACTGAAGCATTTACCATTCCTGCTTTAATCGTTCCCGAAGTTTTAGCCGAGAAAATAATCCTTTCGCGTAGTCCGTTTAATTTCAGCGTAACTCCTGGAATATCTTTTGACGAAATTACAGCCGAGATTTTTATATATAGAGGTCATAAAACAGATGATAGACCTTTGGTTTCAAATTACCAAGTTAGCAAATCGGTAGTTCAAGTAGGACAACCTACTATTAACTTTGATATTCATAAATTGGTAAATGACTTTGTAAAAAATAATTACAATGGAGTAGCGGATATATCAGGAGCGTTTACTACTTCGACTTTGGATTCTGTTTGGTGTTATATCGATGCGAAAATAAATTTAGGAGGTGCAGAACAATACCAAGCAAACCAAACATTATTAGCTGTCGATGGTTTTGGATATCATACAGAATTAGCTAATCCTGAAATATCTACTTTGCCTGATACAATTTATAGACGAGAAAAAGTATTAACGAGTATTGATAATCACATTATTTATAATAATAGCGATTACCCTTTATATTTTGTCACTACTGGATTAGTATCTCTAACGATTAATGGAACAAATGTACCTTTCACATTTGATCAAGATATAGCGAATCAAAACATAGCTTATGTTAATATTGCAAATTACATTGGAAGTTCTACTTCATTTAGCGCAGTATTTTTCTATGATGCTACGGAAGTGCCGAGCGTTACAATTAATTTTACTATAAAAGATGAATGTAAATACCCTTTAATTAATTGCATCTTTAAGAATAAATACGGATTTTGGCAAACGATTCCTTTTAATAAGTTAAGCAAAAAGACTCAAGAATTCACAAATGAAAGTTACAACGGTTTAATTTCTAATTATGGCGCTTATAATTTAAATACGCACGTTAAACGAACGTATAATATAAACGGTAGAGAAAAAGTAACGGTAAACACAGACTTTATACCCGAGGAATATAATGCATTATTTACAGAATTAATGCTTAGCGAGTTTGTTTATTTAGAAGAAAATGGAACAGTACTACCTGTTAATGTAGTTAAGACTTCATTTGAGAAGAAAACAAAATTAATTAATAAGTTAATCCAATACTCTATGGATTTTGAGTATAGTTTTGACCTTTTAAATAACATTCAATAAAATGG